AGGGTGCCGACAGCAGATAGCCATTGAGGTAGGACACTAAGTGGAGCAGTGACGGAAAGATTGGGCACGAGAACTGGTGGTCCAGTTCCCCACACAATGTTGGCGCCATTGATTTTAGTTCCTGTTGCACCTCCAGTTCCGAGCATTACTGCGGAGCAAGGTAACGTTGGTAAAGTCTGGATGATATAATTACCAGAATCACCAATGACAATATTATCCACTGTGCGATTATCAACAGTGAAAAAGCCAGTATTGCCGCCATCTGGAATGGAGCCCTTACCATCGGATGAAAACGGATCCATCCGGCAGTGTAAATAGGCACCACCCATGTTAGCCATAGGCTTGGGCATCTTTCCAAGAGCACGAGTAATAGACTCGACAGTCCGGACATTATTTAGTAGTGTAGTATTACGTGGTTTGCGAATAGCTCGTTTGATTGCGGGTTTACGAGTTCTACGGGTTTGTGGGGTATTTCTTTTGATTGGGGTTACCATTCTAAAAGGGAATAGTTAGTGTGGGGATAAAGGGTAGTGCTAATTAATATATAAAAGCGATTGCATAGTACTCGAATTAAGCGTCGGTTCTTCAACCTCATATTCACACAAATCATCTAAATCATAGGAATCGAACTGATTTTCTAATTCTAATTGTCTGGGAACACTAATACCGAAGGATAAATAAAAAGAATGACGTGACTCCTCGGTGATAATTTCGCTAAGGTTATCAACAGATACCGATCTGTTGAGATAATGATTATCAACACTGGAAAGTTTTAGCGATTTATCACTAAACCGTATTAAGAAACGAGCAAATGATTGTAACACAGGGACTGCTTTGTTAACAGCAGACTCACACTGACCAACAGCATTGCACCACCGTCGAAATAGTGGTGTTGAGTTGTAATTGCGGTCGATGCAAGTGGTACTACGTGATATGACACGATGTGGTGTGCGAACCATCAACCATCCATTAATTGTACGGACAGGCTTACATTGGCAATACTCAATGTCATTAAAGTTATAAACGATTTCATGTTTTGTCGC